GAAAGGCCAATTCGATGAACGCCAGACTTTCGCTCGGAGCTGGAATGGCCCTAGCAGTCGCGGCAGCGGCGTCGATCCGACCGCCGACGACAATCGTTCTGCGCGATCAACCCGAATTCGAGGACTTCGATTTCGACGCGCCCAGGAAGGTTCGCAGAGGTGGCAAGTCCGACCCCTGCAAGAGTGCCAAGCGCAAAGCCCAGCGGAAGGCTCGGCGCATCACACGCAACCATCGATAAGGAAGGCCGCCTGCATGCCGACGTGTCAGGAAGATCTCAAGCAGGCAGCAATTGCATGCCAGACGATGGCGGCAACGGCGCACCATGTCTCGACCATGAACGGGCACGTGAAGGACAAGAATGTCGAAGCGACCATCTGGTGGCAGCAACGATCCGCTCATTGGTCTGGCATCGCCCGGCGTCTAAGAGACGCGCTTCGCCCTTGAGTGCAAAACGAAAGCCGCTCGTTCCCGTCCAGTAACAATTCATCCGAATCTGGCTCAATTGATCCCGAGCGGGCACAAAAAAAATCCCCGGCCGAAGCCGGGGAAGTTTAGTCGTCAAAACGGGGATAGCGACGGCGGTCAGCGGCCCTGCTGCACGATGCGAACCGCTGGCTTCTGCGGTTCATGCATGACGGCGAAGCCAAGCCCGAACCCGCACCAGATGCACGCGGCAATGGCGAGCCAGAACCTCAGCGGAAGAGGCCTTTGATCCAGGCGAGCGTGTCCGGCTTGAGGAATCCGAGCGTGCCCAGGACGAACGCCAGCCCAATCACGATCGTCTGGTAGTGGGTGGCCACGGCCTGCAGGATGCCGAGCAGCATCGCCCGGCGAGCCTCCCTCAGGCGCTCGATGTCCTCGCGTATCCCATCGATCTGCTGGTGCAGGGCCTTGATGTCCCCACGCAGCTCGGAGCGGATGCTCTGAAGTTCCGTCCATACGATCATGGAGAAAGTGTCGGGGCTCATAGGACATGGTCCGCCTCAGGAGTTCATTTGCTGGTCTTCTCGACGCGGATGCACAGGCCCGTCATACCTTCGACGAGCTGAAGCTGTTGGACAGCGGACGGCGGCGTCGCCGCCGCGATCTTCTGCGCGCCGACGGTTCCGCCCGCCCCGATGAGGGCCGCGGCGACGGCTGCAAGCACGGCCTTCCAGTCGATCGTCATGCCGTCTTGTCCTTCTGCTGGAGGATGATGCGCAGGCGCTCCTCGCAGGCGCGTCGGTTCGACCGTTCGACCTCGAGGAGGTCGTTCAAACGCTTGCTGTCCTTGGCCGCTATCGCGTCGTCGATCTCGACATTCGCTGGCAGCTTCGGGGTGGGCCTGACCTTGCCCACGACGCACTCGGACGGGACCGCCGGCATTTCGGTCGTCACGAACGGCGGCTGGGCCTGGGGCGTGGAGCACCCGGCGAGCAGCATCACGCTGGCGACCAGGAGGAAGACGATCGCCACCGCGATCGCGGGTTTCTTAACGTCGACCATCGTTGAGCCTCTTTGCGACTTCCTTGCTGAAACAGACGTTGCGGGGCTTGGATGCGAGCGCCACTTCGAGCTCCTCCATGCGCAGGCGCTGCTCGTTGAGCTCGTCGAGAAGCTCGGCACGGCGCCGGCGGGCGATGTCCTCGGACAGGCGCACCCGTTCGGCCATCTCGGCGTCAGCCCGCGTCTTGGCCACCGCGCGCTCGGCAGTGCATTGTGCCCGCTCGGCGACGGCACCCTGGTGGTGGATCCACAGCGCGCCGCCGACCAGCGACATCATGACGAGCGCGAGCGACGCGGCGATGGCGCCTGCGACCACGGGCGCACTGGCGAGGTTCTGGCCCCACCAGGCGAGGGAAAGGAATCGCATCATGCCAGGTGCCTCCTGCGGTAGATCCAAGTCGCAAGCCCGCCCCACAGCAGCCCCATCCCGGCCCAGAACAGGGGCTCGGCTGCGAGCGCCAACAGCAGGGACATGACCGTTACGCGGCCGCTCTGGCCCGCGCGCGCGATCACGTTGGGCGCGGCATAGGCGAGCGTGGTGCCGCCACCTCCAGCAAGACCCACCTCCGTGCCGATCGGCGGCTTCGGGTCCGTGGCGGTCGCTCGCCCCTGGCTCGCCGACTGCGCGTCTGGATCGTCCAGCAACGCGACGGGGGCGTTGACCACGTCGCCATGGCCGACGCAGGCCAAGCACTGCGCCTCGAGATCATCGCAGCGTGCCATCCAGCCGCGACCAAACCGCCAGAACGTGTTTAGGCTGCGCAGGTACGCGCGGCGCGCGTCCATGTACTGCCGGATCAGGAGCACGGGGTCGCGCCGGCGTGCTTCGGCCAGCGTGGCCGGCCCCATCATCGCGTCCGGCCGTAGTCCCAACACCTGTTGGAGCTTTTTGGTAGCCGTCCCGGGCCCGCTGTTCACACCGAAGTCGAATACGGCCATGTCCAGGCCGATCGGAAGCTCGTCGCCGCGGACGAGGTTCCAGTAGCTCGAGCGATAGATGTCGAGGAGCTCCGCATTGGAGATCGAGCGCACGGACTGACGGGGGAGGCCACGCCCGTCGCGATAACCGTCGTAGACCCGCTGGATGACGCCCATCATGGTCGGGCCGCCTGGGTCGTGGGGATCGTTCGAGTAGCCGCCCTCGTATTTGAGCGTGACGGGCAGCACCTCGGCGAAGCGGTCGCGGCCCCCGGCGAAACCGTTGGCAAAAGTCATGGCGATGATCTCCAGGGTAAGGTCCTACGCGACCACGCGATATTCGATGTAGCTGCCGGCGCGGACGATCGTGGCGCCGCCGTTGGACGTGTTCTGGGCCCACTGGATCGTGAAGTTGCCAGTGTTGGCGCCGTTGTGGATGACGCCGTCAATTTCCAGAACGCCCTCCGTGAAGGTTGCCGACACGGCGATGTCGGACCCGGAAAATGCCGTGTCGTTGGCCTGGTTTGCCACACCGTTCGTCCCGGTCCACGTCCTGCGCGCCAGGTGCACGAGCGTCGGCGACGCGGGCCCGGTGTGCCTGAATTTGATGTCGGCCGTCTCGTTGGTCGTGAAGAAGACGCGCGCGCGAATGGCGTACTTGGTGTTTGCCGCCATGGCGAACAGGAGAGCGGCATCGTCGTTGAGCGTGGTGTCGGTGTTGGTGCTCTCGTCGGAGGTCTTCACCACCGAAGTCCAGCTCGGGACGCCGTTCTTGTAGACCTCGGTCAGGTTGACCGTCCCGACGCCCTTGTAGCCACCCGTCGGCGAGCCGATCTGGAAGCCGTTCCCCATCTTGAGGATCTCGGTCACGGCGCCCGCGATCATGGCCTCGACGAAAAGCTCGGCATCCTCGCTGCCGTCGGTCGGGTCGAGGAGGCGACCGACGATGCTGAGGTAGTTCGTCTGGTTGCCGCCGCTGTCGCGCCCGCGCCATATGATATCGGCGAGAAGATCGTTGGCGGCCGGCGACGCCGAGATGCGCTCGAGCGGGAGCGTCGGCCCGCGAGTCGCCCCGTCGTCAGACAGCGTCACGGCCGAACCACTGTCGCCCGCGCGCGCGAACACCACGTCGAGGATGGCGCCGGAAGCCGGCGTCGTGCCGCCGGCGACATTGGACAGCGGCACCTTCCAGTAAGTCGTCGCGTCGGTCAGGCTGCCGTTGAGGTCGAATTCGATGTACTTGGTGCGGTCGTTGATGTCGAACACGCGGCCGTGCCCGCGGTGTGTGGCCGAAGCGTCGTCCCAGGTGCCGATCAGCGTGCCGAGGCTCTCGCCGTTGCGACCGGTCTTGTTGATGTACATGACGGTCGCGGAGCCGAGCGTCGCGTTGTTGAAGCGCAGCAGGCCGGATCCAGGGTTGGCATCGGACGTGCCCGTGTCGAAGGCGTAGTCGAGCCCGGAATGCGTGGTGTCGCCGATGCGGAAGAAAGCGAGCCCAATGGTGGCGCCGGAGGCAAACGTGCCGGACGAAGTCAGGTTCGCCACAGTGATCTTGTCGTAGGTGCCGCCATCCGTGATGCTTCCCGTGACGGTGAACGCCGCCATGTTGGCGAGGTTCGAGAGGTCGCGCAGAACCAGGATGCCCTTGGTGTTCGAAGCGGCGTCGTCCATGGCCTGCAGGAAGCCGGCGAGCGCGTCGCCTGCCGAACCCGTTTCCGAGACGAAGATCTGCGTGATCAGCGACACGGTCGAGTTGTTGCCGCGGATCTTGCCGGTGCCGGGGTCGGCATCGTTCACGCCCGTATCCCAGAGGAAGGTCAGGCCGATGTTGGGGTTCGCGGTGCAGGCTGCCTCGACGGCCGCGCCCCAGGTGCGCAGGTCGGACTTCGAGGGCTTCTGCACACCGGAGGACGGCACGCCTGCGGTCACGTAGTCCCGCATGATTTCGGAGAACAGTTTGGCGAAGCTCATGGGTGCCTCAGATCGTGACGGAGATGGCGACGGCGGCGATACTTGAGCCGGCCGCGTTGTTGATGGTGGCGTCTGTCCACTGCGACAGGACATAGTCGACGCCAACGGACGCAATGCGGACATCGTACGTGCCGGCGGCGACGGCCGGCGTGGTGAGCGTGATCTTTCCGCCCGATGGCGTGACCGGGTTCGGGAAGTATTTCCGGGTCCACTCGTTCGAACTGCTGGACAGCTTCCATTCGACCACGTGACCGACGATTGCCGTCTCGGCCGTGTCGTCGTCGAACTGCACCTGGATCGTGCTGCCGACCTTGGCGCCTGACGGCGTGGTCGGCTTCTTCAGCCGCAGCGTGAGGTTGCCGAAGAAGTTGGCCGGGGCCTGGCCTTCCTCCGTGGCAGGATCCCATGCATCGATGCTGTTCGGGTTCACCAGGAACCACTCCAGCGACACGCGACCGTTGAGCAGGTCCAGCGTAGCGCCGGTGATCTCGATCACGGCGTTGGACAGGGTGTCGATGGTGGACGATTGCACGCGAACCCAGCGCTGCCCCAGGACCTTGAGGCCGTACATGCTGCACTGGAGCGTGCCGCGTTTGGCCTGGTGGCGGGCCATGAGGCGCTTGTCGAGGCGACGCGACTGCGACCATGACTGGACCCAGGGGCGCTGCACGCTGGTTGAGCGTATCTTGCCGACCTCGGCGATCGATGTGGCGTCCTGCCAGGGCCGCGCGGCGCCCTCGCGGTAGTCACTGTCGATGGCCGTATAGGAGGAGCGGATTTCGTTGATCAGCTCTTCATCTGCCACGCCGAAGTCGATGTTGAACCCTACGATGTGGTCGTCGGTCAGCGTCACGGTGGGCGTCTGGTACTTGCCGACGTACAGGGCGAGCGAACCATCCCCGGTCTCGGCCATCCATCCGTCGCAGGTCGCGAGGATCGAGCCGATCACCTCGGCCGGGTCGTTGGTCTTGAAGTACCAGCCGGCGCTCTGGTAGCGCGGCTCGGTGTGGCCATCGTTGCAGGTGACGAGTTCGTCGCAGTAGTCCGCCTGCGCCATAAGCGAGGTCAGGCTTGGTGCGATGAGCGTATCCCAGTCGAGCCCAGGGCCTCCGGCGTCCGCGTTGGTCAGGTAGTCGATGAGCTGCAGCACTGGGTTGCGAGAGATCGCCCACGTCGATGCATCGGAGCGGCTCTGGCCGCCGTCCCGCGGGTCGTAGATCGGCGCCAGGTCGCAGACGACGCTCGGCTTGGGCAGGCCGCGCGGAAAGTGCTCGAGGAAGTCCGACGCCCCCGGCTGCCTGCACTCCATATAGAGCGATGCGACCCCATCGCCGCGGTGCTTGGCCGTCCAGTTTGGGATGGCGGATGGCGGCGAGAAGCCGCTGGCGCGCACGGGGAACGCCGTTTCGGTCGCGAGGCCGAGCCGCGTCGCGAAGTAGACGTGATGCGACGAGGTGTAGGCGACGTAGCGGTTGGCGGACACCCCGACGATGCTGTTGACGCCGCCGTTGCCATCGATCGTGACGAGGTCGTCGTTGAGGAAGTAATAGACGAACCCGCTGATCTTGCCATCGTGGATGGCGAAGATATCGAAGGACCACAGGCTCTGGACGTCATAGAGCATGTAGGAGCCCGAGAGACGGGCGCGACCGTACCCGCGCGGGCGCGCCGGAATGCTCTGCTTGAGCGGCTGGGCGCCATCCGGCTGCTTCGGCACCTGGGGCTGCGCGAGGAAAGCTGCCGCCGTGCTGATGCCGAGGAGCGCCGCGCTGCCGACGAGGCCCGCCGTGAACGCGCTCGGGGCCGCCGTCACCGTCACCGCCCAGCCGCCGGCCGCCGCGAAGGTCTCGGCCGTCAGGGCCTCGATGATGAGGACGCCGAGTGCCTCAGCCATGGGACCATGCCGCGATCACCGGGAAGGGGAACACGAACAGCCCGCGTTTGGTCAGCAATGCCGCCCCTTTCTTCGTCCACACCGCCGAGATCGGGGTCGGGTGACGCGGCACGCTGACGAGCACGATCGATCCGTGTGTAGGGATATCCACACGCCGCCAGCCGAACGGCTCGATGCAGGAGGCCAGCAACGGCAGCATGCCGCCCGCTTCGTCCACCACGGCCATGGCTTCTGCCTCGGTCGCGCACACGCCGCGCCAGTCCGCGCCGGGATCCTCGCCCGTGAGCACCTTCGCCCAATCCGCGACGAACAGCATGCAGTCGCGTTTTCCCCAGCGGAAACCAGCGCCGCCGGCGGCCGTAAGGAATTGGGCGAGGAGCGTGGTGGTGGTCATCAGTACACCGGCCAGGCCTTGATGGTCTCAGACGAGTACAGGCTCGCCCGCTCGCAGAACCGGTCGTCTGCGCTGCGCTGGCGCTGCTCGGCGTCGGTGTAGAACGACAGGGTCGGGCGCCTGCGGCCGGTGAAGGCCGATCGCGCAGAGACACTCACCGTGCGCACCTGGCCCGCCTCGGTGCTCTCGGTCGAGGTCGAGAGGTAGTCGATGATGAGCCGGCGCACCCACGTGGGCTCCTGCACAAGCTGCCAGTCCGCCCCGAACACGCCCACACCGACGTTGAGCGCGATGCCTTTGACATCGTCGGCCTCCGTGGTGGCCATCGATACGGCGGTCTGCGAGACGCCGGAGAGGCGAAACTCGACACGCTCGGCCTTGGCGTTGATGAGCTGCTGCAGGGCCGGCAGGCCGACCACTTCCCCGATGCCGGCATAGACCGCGCCGGTGCCGTCCGTGGTGTCGATCGCGGCCGTGATGTTGCCGATGCCGAGCCACAGACGCACGGGCGTGTCGAACCCGAAGCGCAGGAAGATACCGATGCGCGGCGCGCTCGATGCCAGCACCTGGTCGTAGGTCACGGCCATGGCGGGAAGCTCTCGATGAACTTGACAGTGGTCTGCCCGTAGGTGCGAAGCTCCAGCGGCAGGTCCATCTCGGACGTTCCTGCGAGCTGCATGACGCACTTCGGATAGTCAAATTCGAGCCGGGTGCCCGCGACGATGGCCTCGCGCAGAGGCGGCCGGATGGTGATGTCCGAGCCGTCCACCTTGGCGACCGTGTACATGCGATGCGAGAAGGTGTCGTGCTCGATCGAGAACACCTCGCCGCCCTTCAGCGCAGAGCCGACGGTGATGGTGACGGTCAGCGTCGTGGCCCGGAGCGCAGCTGCGGCGGCCGTTGCGGAGACGGTCGGCGTGTAGAAGCCTGTCCCGTCGTCGAAATATCCCCCATCGTCATGGGGTGCGTCGCTGTAGCTGGTCACGCGCGAGCCGAAGGCATCGAGCGGGGCTGGGTAGAACAGCACATCGCGACGGGACAGCACGACGGGCGTCGCGCCGCCATCGAGCCGCGCTTCGAGCGCGCGGTAGACGCGCACCTGGTCCGGGGTGGACACCTGCACGTCCGCCAGCGTCGCCATCCACAGGCCGCCGCCGTCGAGACGCACGCGCGGGACTGCGCCCGAGAGCGTGCGCCCACCGGATGCCGACTGCCCGCTCAAGGCCCACGTGAGGCGCTTGTCGCGCATCAGCATTTCTGGCCATTCGAGGATGGAGGGGTAGAATTCCATCCCTCACGCCCCCAGCATCTGGAACGATCGCTGCCGGCCCGGTGCCATGGCATTGGCCTGGGCAACAGCCTGTGCGAACGCCTGCCGTGCAGCCGCCGTCGAGATCCTTGCGATGGTGTCGTCGCCGTTCGCGCCGGTGAGGTCGATCTTCATGTTGATCACCTGAGGGACGCTGCCACTACCCTGCAGTGCCTGATTTGAGACGATTGATCCAGAGCCGCGCGGAACAAAAAGTTCGGGGCCGCGCTCGCCGACGATGTAGGCGTTGCTGGAGTTCACATCGCCACCGTTGGCGCGGAAACCGCCGAACGCATTCGCCAGCATTCCGAACAGGCCGCCGCCCGTTGCAGAGGTGCCCGTCAGCAGGCCCTCGATGCCGCGCTTGAACGACAATTTGGCGAGATCCTGCGCCATGCCGCGGATGAGCTCGGAGAAGTTCGTGCGGGTGCCGGAGATCCACTTGTCGAAGGCGCTTTCGAGCGACGAGGCAACCGTCTGGCCGACCTGTTTGAAGGCCTCGAACCGCTCTTTCGCGTCGGCTGCTGCCTGCGAAGCGCGTCCGAGCGCGGTGGCGCTGGCGTCGATCGAGGCGCGCAGGCTGTCCGTGATTGGAACGCCCTCGCGGTAAGCCTTGTTCAATTCGTCCTGCGTGAACTTCAGGCGCGTGGACTCACCGGCAGAAGCGCCGAGCGACGCGGTCTGCACGTCGTAGGCTGCCGACTGGAAGCGGATTGCCTCGGCCAGGTCGTAGTTGAACTTGATGTTGGCGGCCTGCTGTTGCTGGTCCGCAGAAGCGACGTTCGCCGCCATGACGCCGGGGTCGCTGCTGATGCCAGCATTGCGGCCCCTGCCGTAGGCGTCGGCGAGGGCCGATCCGCGCTCGAGCGCTCTGTCGCGTGCACTCTTGCCGTAGCCAGCGCCAGCGTTCGCCAGCGCCATCTCGCCTTGCCTCTTCAGCGCCGCGGTAACGGACTGTACGGCTTGCTCGTAGCGCTGGGTGTCATCGAGAAGCTTTTGCCTATCAGCGCCAGCCTGCGCCGCAGCCTCATGGCGATCGAGCTCGGCCTTGCGGGCGGCCAATTCCTTTTCGTTGTAGTCAGCGAGCGCTTTGCCGGAGGTGGCATCGAATTGACGCTCTGCCGCAGCGCGGGCTCGCGCGCCCGGGTCCAGACCTATCAAGCCGTTCCTGAACTCGGTGTCCGCAGTGCGCTTCTTGAGTTCCTCCAGCGCCTTCTTTACTTCGTCCGAGATTCCGTCGAACGTGCCTGCCAGCTTCTGAAGGGCGGTGCGCACGCCCTCCACCATCTCGTCCATCTTCTTCTTGATGCTGTCAGCCCAGGTCTCGACGCGCTTCTGGCTTTCATCGAGCGTGCCCTGGTCGAACAGGCCACCGAGCAGCGTACTGCTGACGGCGACCGTTGCCATCAGGCCGGTTTTCACCTTGTCGGTAATGCCTGCGGACTGGAATTTCTCCACCCACTTGTCGAGCCAGCCGGCGACCTGGCGGCCACCCCAGTCCATCACGGTGTCGATGGCGCCCGAGTGCTTGAGCAGGTCGAACGTGGCATTGATGAACTTGCCGATGCCGCCGGGTATCTTCGCGACCCAGCCGGCCAGGCCCGTCTCGGCCTTCTCCTTCATCGAATTGAAGGTGTCGGTGGTCCACTTCTCCGCGGCGTCGGCGCCACCCTTGAACGCCTCCTCGAACGATTTCCCGAAGTCCTGCATCTTGCGTATGGCTTCGTAGGTCTTCGTGCCGAGCTTGTCCCACATGCCCTGCTGGGCTGCCTCGGCCTTCTTGGCCGCGTCCTCCATCTGCTTGCCCATCTCCTGGGCAGCCGCGCGGTGGGTCTGCTCCGCCTTCTTGATGGCGTCATTGAAAGCGGAGTTGTCTGCGGTCAGATCGAACCGCAGATTCCCCAGGCTCATGTCGGCCATAGGTGCCTCAGATTGTGGGAGGGGGCTGTACCCCGGCCTCACCCCTCAAGCGGGGCGGGGCTCGGGGAGGGGGTCGTCAGGGAACTCGGCCTTCAACTCGGCCAGGCGCTTGAGCGTCATCCGGCTTTCAATGCCGACGCCCTTCGATTTCAGGTAGCCAGTCGTCGCGCGATCCCATGCACGCAGGGACGTGTTCCAGAACTCGGCCTCTGTCCAACGCAGAAAGCCGAGCGCAAACTCCATCTGCTCTTCGAGCCAGTCGGCGATCAGGATTTCTTCCGCTGGCCCTTCGGAGGGTCCGCTTCGGTGTCGTCCGTCGACTTGCGGCGCAGGAGCGCATCGAGAAGCGGGCCCATGTACTGGCCCCAATCCATCGCGTTGATGTCGGCGTCGCTCACCTCCTTGACACCGGCCGCGTCGAGCGTGGCGCGAACGACCTTGGGCATGTTCTCGATCACGAAGACCGCAGAGGCCATGTCCGAGAACGTCCTGACGTCGATCGCCTTGCTGATGGCGATCAGGGCGCTCATGTCGATGGTGACAGTGACCTTCTTGCTGCCGATTTCGAGATCAGCCTCGCCGCGTAGCGGATTTGCCATGTTCCCCGTTCCTTTGTGGCGGGCGGGCCTCGTTGGACCCGCCCTTCAGCCTTACGACGCGACGCCGGTGACGATCGGGCCCGCAGTGGGCATGCGCAGCACGGTCGTGCTGATCGAGATGCCGAGCAGGCAGCCGTACCAGCCGGTGGTGATGTCGGCGATCGGGTTGATGTCGCCAGCGGTGGCGGCACCCACGATATAGGCCGTGTTCGCCGTGAGCGTGGCGCCGGCCGTGAGATCACCGCCAGTGCAGATCGCGATCGGCTGGCCCGCCGCCGCGCCGGAGACCGCGATGCCATACGCGACAGCCGCCGCGGCCGAGGCGTTGGAGTCGGTCTTGTAGGCCTTGCCGTCCGAGGTGCTGATGTAGACCGGCATGCCGGCCGTGATGGTCTCACCAGCGGTTCTGCTGCGGTCGATGATGGAGGGGTAGTTGCCCGAGGTGACGGGAGCGACGCTGGCTGCGGTAACGGAAAGTGCGCTCATGGTGGTGTGCTCCTATCAGGAAATGGTGATCAGGCCGGCGCTCTCGAGAGAGATCGAGAAGGTCGCCTCTTTGTCGTGCGGGCCCTGGACCTCGAGCTGCGTGATCTGGAACAGGCCCTGGTAGGTGGCGTCGCCCGGCACGATGATCTGCCACGTGCGGATGGTGCCGGCCGTCATGATCGAGCGCAGCGTCGACCACGGAGCCGCGCTGTCGAGCACGCCGGAGCCAGACACGGAAATCGAGAAGATGGACGCGCCCTCGAGCAGTTCGCGGTGCTTCGACGGACTGCCTTGGTGCGTGACATCGACGTCACCGCGGCGCATGCTCATGCGCGGGTTCTGGATGCCGCCGATGGTCACGAAGTTGAGTGACCCGGTGGTGTCGATCTTGAGCAGCATGTCGCTGCCCTTCTGCTTGGCCATAGTGCGCCTCCTAGTTTTCGGTCACGGCCCGGAAACGCAGCACGCCATGCCACGAGATGCCGTCTGGATCCCGCATGGTCTCTTGGAACTCGCATCGCATGTTCGGATTGCCGCCGGCGCTGAGCGCGAACGACTGCCCGTGCAGCACATCGCGCACGCGCGCGGCGATCTTGACATTGCGCAGGCGTGGGCTCTCGGTCTCGCCGCTCGCCCGCTCGGTCCACACGTGGACCGTGATCGTGTGCTCCTGCGCATCCCCGCTCGACGTGCCGTAGTCGGTCGCCGTGCTCTCGCCGATATCGACATAGGGCGCGTCCTGGCCGGACGGCACGCCGTTGAACACCCGGCCGGACCCTCCCAGCAGCGTCGTCAGCGTCGCGTCATTGGCGAGCGCGCTGTAGATGGCTGTGAACAGGGCTGCGGAGCGGTCGGTCATCGGGCCATGAACCTTCCGATCCCCGTGCGAACCGTCTCGGACATGAACTTCTGGATCGCTGCCCGGTTGCGTTCGATCGCGGGCACCAGGAACGGACGCGCCGCCATGTGCCGCGTGCCGAGCTCGAGGAAGCCCGCGTAGGCCGCGCTCGCCCGGATGTAGGCCCGCACGAACCCGTTCTGGCGCTCCGAGGTCTCGATGTCGCCAGCGATGGAGTTCACCAGCACCCCGGTGTCGGTGGCCGGCGGCTCGCCTGGTGCAGAGGCCTGATGCGTGATCCCGCGGCGATGGTAGATCCGGCCCGTCTTTGGCCCGCGCGCAACGGAGCGCTTGGCGTCCGCAACCACGATGGCGAGCGCCCCGCGCATACCGTTCTCGATCGCGTCGTGCGCTGCCGCCGTGATCTCATCGGCGCGGATGAACTCCGTGGCGCGGATCTGGTAGCGGGCCGCAGCCATATCAGTGCTTGCCGCGCCCGTTCTTCTTCGCACCGGCGATGGCGCCTGCCTCGGCAGCCTTCGCCACGCTCGCCGCAGCGGCCTGCGCTACCATGCCAGCCCCGCCGATCTTCTGCATCCAGTGCGCGATCATTACCGAGCCGTTGGCACCCATGTGCCGGGCTGCGGAATCTACGATCTGCAGCAGCATGGCCTGCTCCTGCTCGCTGTCGACCGAGATCGTGAAGGGTACGAATGCGTCTGCCATCTATTCCATCCTTCTAGCCGTTGCTATCAGTGCTCCGCCTATCGCGAAGCCAATCCCAAACGCGACGAACAGTGCGCACCAGACGCGCCAATCCGTCAAACAGGTGCAGTTCATCACGCGACGCCAAGCGTCGTGACGGTGCCAGATGATCCCTTGTATTTGAGAGCACCACTCTCGACGTAAATGTACCCGCCGCCACTCGGCGTTCCGGCTGGAGCCGCGACGCAGTTTGCAAGAAGCAGCGTCTTGTCCGCGATCAGCGTAAGAAGATCGGCCCATGCGTTTTGCGACGTTCCGCTGCTGCCAGCCGGCGCGACTTGTAGAATTGTTGATCCGCCGAGGGCATTGCCGGTGCCGGCGCTGCCGCGGATCTTGAAGTTCGCACCGGCCGTGTTGCTCGTGCCTGCGACGACGTTCTGCACGCCGACTGTCTGCGCTACAGGGCTCGCTGCGTCTGCTGCGCCGTGCTGGAGAGTGGCGGCGGCGGCGCGTGACATAATCACATCTCGGGTCCCAAAGGCAGAGGACGTGGATGAGAAACCAATCTGCATGTTGTTAGCAACAACAAGTCCATTGTTTGCCCATACAGCAAATGTCGCATTCGGGTCTTGTAAGGTAAATGCAAAGGCGGTGCCATCTTTGCGAACCTTAAATGCGCTCGTTCCTCCAACCTGCAAATCCATCAACAGCGAATTGGCATTTGCTGGTCCGCTGTCTGTGACGTTGTACTTAATGCCGGTATAGGTGCCTGTGCCTCCCCATGTCTGGGAGATATCGAGGACTGTGCCGTTTAGCGTGCCGCCTGCGATACTCTGCGCACCGTTCAGCGCATTGCCGACACCGAGACGAGCAAACCGTGTATCACCGCCGCTCTGCGTCACGAAGCCTGAAGCGCTGTCCGCATTCGCTGCGAGGGCGGTTGCGACGCCTGTTCCAAGGCCGGAGATGTCTGAGGCCACGCTGATCGCCAGCATCGTCTTGATCTGCGATGCCGTCAGCGCGATCGGAGCAGCGCTCGACCCCGACACGTTGCCCATGATGCGCTGGTCGGCGATCGAGGACAGCGAGAACTGCGTGCCCGTGAGCGTGATGCCGCCAGTCGCCGCGTAGGAGCCCGCACCCGCGAACTGGGTGAACGCGACTGACGTGCTTCCCAGCGTGCCGCCCGCATCGTTGGTGCAGACCCAGCCCGTATCGCCGTTCGTTGTGCCCTGCTCGACCCAGCAGTAGGAGCCGGGAAGCTCTGCCCATGCGTCCATGTCGGTCGCGCGCGTCCACGACCCGGAGGCAACGACATAGATGCCGTTCTGCGAACCCGTGCTCTGGTTCTTCACCAGCACGCGGTCGCCGGTCGTGACGGAGACGCCGTCGATCGTTTGGCCACCGGAGAGGGTGATGTTGGCCGTGGTGGCGGCCTTAACGCTCGCCTTGGCGTCGAGCCCCTGCGCGACCGTGTCGACGTAGTTCTTCGTCGCCGCATCCTGTGCCGATGACGGGTCGGACAGGTTCGTGATGAGCTGGCTGTTGAACGAGACGCTGGCGTTGGGTGCCGCGAACTGGCTCAGCCGCAGCGCGGTCGTCTGTGCTTGCGTGTAGACGTCCGAGATTCCGTAACCCGCAACCGTGTTCGGAATGCCCGTGAGACTGGAATACGCGAGGCTGGAGATAGTCGCGAAGCTGCCGAGCCCGGACACGTCGCTCGAACTGATGGCGAGCAGTGTCTTGACCTGGGACGCGGTCAGCGCAATCGGCGGCCCGGCGATGCCGGCGTTGTTGCCCAGAATGCGACCGTCGGCCATGTCCGCCATCTTGGCGAGCGTGACGGCGCCGTTGTCGATCTGGGCCGTGCCGACCGTATCGAGATTGGCCAGAGCCTTGAGGAACGCGACGATGGCCGCGTTGTTGGCATTGATCTTCGTACCGGCCGCGCGCGGCGTATCGCCAGTGCCATCGTTGGCGGAAGAGCCGAGGCCGATGTCCTGAAGGGTGAGCGTCATGCGGCCTGATCCATGGTCCAGGAGGTGGTGCTGTCGAAGCCGGCGGCCGTGGTGCTGTCGAAGGTGACGTTTCCGGCGGACTGAATCTCGGTCGCCGCCACCTGCAGCTCCTTGCACGCGATCTCGAGGAACTGCCGGCGCTGGTCGGGGTTCTTGAGCCCCACGATCTCGAACGTGTGCCCACGCCAGGTCATGCGGTCCTTCGGCAGGTACGTGTTCGAGTAGCGGATGCGCACGGTCCAGTCGGCCGCAGCCTGGATCTGGTTGCGCCGGTACTGCTCGCCAGCGCTCGCAGGCTCGACCTGGGCGTAGACCGTGCCAAGCGCTTCCCAGGACTCGACCGTGCCGCCCATCGTGTCGCGCGTGTTCGTCACGCGCTGGATGGATACGCGCTCGCGCAGGTCGCCGATGCTGGGAAGGGCGCGCGCCATCAGTTGAGCACCCGGTACTTGGAGAGCAGGGTCAGCGCCTGCTGCGGCGGGTCGTTCGCCTCGCGGTTCTCGTACATGTGCGCCGCGATCAGCTTGATCGCGTGCCGAATGGGCGCCGGCACATCGGCCGCGAGCGTGCCGTAGCCAGCCGTGAAGGTGATGATGATGCCGCCGCGCTGGCGAACCGGGGCCGACAGGTCCGGCCAGGTCGCGCCGCTGACCTTCACAAGCCGCCCGAAGCCGTTCTCGGCCGAGGCGAAATAGTTGCTGCTCGACCAGGTCGTCAGCGTGCCATCCTCGGCAACCGTCTTGACCGAGGACACGGCCAGGAACGGCGCCTTGCGGATGAGGATGCTGTCGGCCTCCAGCATGCCGATCGTGCCCTCGCGCATCCCGTCCCACCACTCGCCCGCCGCGCACCCGGGCCAGGCGTCGAGCGTCAGGGTCCAGGTCTCCGTGATCAGCGCCCGCCCCGTGATCTGCCGGGCCTGCTCGGAGGCCGCAGCAATGAGCCCGGTCATGTAGCTGCTGCCCTCGGGGATGGAATCCAGCCGCGCCTGCGCCTTCATCTCGTCGACCGTGACAGGCTCCGAGCCGGCCGCCGTCAGCAGCTTCAGGGAGCCAATCAGGGGGGTGGTGGTCCGAGTGAGCATTTTAAGCGCCATTCCCCGCGCCGTTTTGGGCCGCTGGAGGCGATTTCCGTTTGCGGGCTCGTTGGGACGGTCCGGGGGCTTCCGGGCCGCCTTCGCTCGCCGCACGAGGTTCGTCGCCGGGTTGCTGGTGGGCTTCCGCCGGATCGGCCTTTCCGTCGCGGAAATAGGCCTCGGCCAGCCACTCGGGCAGATCGTATTCGCGACCCGCCTCGAGCGTCATGGTTGTAGCGCCGCCGTCGAGCGTGGCCGTGTCCGTCCGGAGCATGACCACGCGGATGGTTGCAACCTCGGGCACCGGCGGCAGCAGGCCGTAGAGCATGGCGGCCTCAGGAGATCTTGCGCCAGCGGATGGTGATGACCCCG